TACTCTCACGAAGGCCTGATCGAACTGGCCAAACACTATCGGGCGGCAGCGCTCGCAACCAAGAAAGCCAAAGCATGAAACTCCCAGACCAGCTCGAAGTCATCCAGATCGATGCGCTGATACCCTATGCACGCAACAGCCGGACGCACTCCGACGCGCAGGTGGCGCAGATCGCCTCATCCATCAAGGAATTCGGATTCACCAATCCGGTGCTGATTGACGGGGGGGGGGGAATCATTGCCGGACATGGCCGAGTGCTCGCTGCACGCAAGTTGGGCATGAGCGAGGTTCCATGCATCCGATTGGAGCACCTGACCGACGCACAAAAACGCGCTTATGTGATCGCAGACAACCGGCTGGCGCTGAACTCAGGCTGGGACACTGAAATGCTGAAGGTGGAGTTTTCCGACCTGCAGGAGCTCGGTTTCGACCTCGAGCTGACCGGCTTCTACCTTGACGAGATCAAGGAGCTACTGGCACCCGTTGGCACCGAAGGCCTGACCGACCCCGGCGACTCCCCACCGCTGCCAGAAACCCCGCGCACCGTGCCCGGCGACATTTGGGTGATGGGAAAGCACCGCCTCCTGTGTGGCGACAGCACCAGCATGGACGACCTGGCCAAGCTCTGCGAAGGGCAGCTGGTCGACATGTGGCTGACCGACCCGCCTTACAACGTGGCCTACGAGGGCAAGACAAAGGACGCGCTCAAGATCAAGAACGACGAGATGGGCGACGACCAATTCCGACAATTCTTGCGTGATGCTTACACGGCAGCCGACACGGTCATGAAGCCAGGCGCTGTGTTCTACATCTGGCACGCTGATTCCGAGGGCTACAACTTCCGAGGCGCGGCCAAGGATGCTGGCTGGACTGTCCGCCAGTGCCTGATCTGGAAGAAGTCCAGCATGGTCATGGGACGCCAGGACTACCACTGGAAGCACGAGCCGTGCCTGTACGGCTGGAAGGAAGGAGCCAGCCACCTCTGGGCGGCAGACCGCAAGCAGACCACCATCCTGGAGTTCGAGAAGCCTTCCCGGAATGGCGAACACCCGACCATGAAGCCCGTGGCCCTGTTTGAGTACCAGCTCCTGAACAACACCAAGGGCGGCGACCAAGTCCTGGACAGCTTTGGAGGCTCCGGCACCACCCTGATCGCAGCCGAGAAGAACGGCCGCGTCGCTCGAATCATGGAGCTCGATCCGAAGTATTGCGATGTGATTGTGAAGCGCTGGCAGGATTTCACAGGCAAAATAGCAACTCACGCAGAAACTGGCGAACCTTTCGCGGAGGTTACAAATGGCAAAGCAAACAGCTGAAAAATCGACCCGACTGCCTAAAAAAGAGGCAGTTCCACCCAAAAAGAACGGCGGCGCACGTCCTGGCGCTGGCCGCAAACCCTTTGAACCGACCGATGCCGAGCGCAAGCAAGTGGAGGCGCTGTCCGGCTACGGCGTGCCGTTTGAGCAGATCGCGGCGCTTGTCCGGGACGGCGTCCATGTGGACACGCTCCGGGAAAAGTTCTCAACCGAGCTTGTGAATGGCAAGGCCAAAGCCAACGCCCAGGTCGGCAAGGGCATCTTCCAGAAAGCCATGGCAGGCGACACGACCGCGCAAATCTGGTGGTCAAAGTGCCAGATGGGCTGGAAGGATGTGCAGCGCCACGAGGTGACCGGCAAGGATGGCGCACCGATTGCCGTGGCCACCCTGGACGTTTCCAAGCTGGGCACCGATGTGCTGGCGCAGATCATGGCCGCAAAAGATGCAACTGACGGAAGCTGACTTGCTGGCCGTCGAGCGCGAGCTGTGCAGGCGCAGCCTGGCCGAGTTTGCCAAGCGTGCCTGGCGCGTGCTTGAACCGGCTGCCGAGCTGAAGTGGGGCTGGGCGCTGGACGCCATCTGCCTGCACTTGGAGGCCGTGACCAAGGGCGAGATCAACCGCCTGCTGATGAACGTGCCACCCGGCTCCATGAAGTCCCTGCTGACCGGCGTGATCTGGCCAGCCTGGGAGTGGGGGCCTCGGGATATGCCCGAGATGCGCTTTGTCGGCACAGCCCACGAAGAGCAGCTGGCCATCCGGGACAGCCGACGCTGCCGCGACCTGATCAAGTCCGACTGGTTCCAGAAGCTCTGGCCGATCGAGCTGCTGGCCGATCTGGACGGCAAGCGCGAGTTCGGGAATACCCGCAAAGGCGTGCGCCAGGCCAGAGCCTTCACCAGCATGACCGGCGTGCGTGGCGACCGCGTCATCCTGGACGACCCGATCAGCGCTGACAACGCCAACAGCCAGGCCAAGCTGGAGGCGGCCAAGATCGCCTTCACCGAGACGCTGCCGACCCGCGTCAACTCCGACAAGTCGGCCATCGTGGTCATCATGCAGCGCCTGAACGAGAAGGACATTTCCGGCGTCATCAAGGACATGGGGCTGCCTTACGTGCACCTGTGCATCCCGATGCGCTTTGAGCCTGAGCACCGCTGCACCACCAGCATCGGCTGGACTGACCCGCGCACCAAGGAAGGCGAGCTCATGTTCCCCGAGCGCTTTGGTGAAGCCCAGGTGTCCGAGCTGGAGAAAACCCTCGGCCCCTACGGCACGGCTGGCCAGCTCCAGCAGCGGCCTGCGCCCCGTGGTGGTGGCATCATCAACACCGAGTGGTTCAAGTATTGGGCCAGCGTCCCGCAGCTCGAGTTTCGCTTCATCACCGTGGACACAGCTCAAAAAACAGCCGACCACAATGACTGGTCGGTGCTGCAGTGCTGGGCGCGGTCGACCGTTGGCCAGGCGGTCAAGATCGACCAGGTGCGCGGCAAATGGGAGGCTCCCGAGCTGCTGATCAACGCCAGGGCCTTCTGGCTCAAGCACCTGAACGACATGCGCCCTGTGGCCCAAGGCTCTGCCCTGCGCGGCATGTACGTGGAAGACAAGGTGTCCGGAACCGGCCTGATCCAGACCCTGCGGCGCGAGGGCATCCCTGTGGTGGCCGTGCAACGCAGCAAGGACAAGATCAGCCGAGGCTACGACGCTGCCCCGTTCATTGCCTCGGGCAACGTGGTGCTGCCGCAGGACGCGCCATGGCTTTCGGACTTCCTGAGCGAGGTTGCAGCTTTCCCGGCTGGCGCTCATGATGACCAGCTCGACCCGATGTTCGACGCCATCAACCTGGTGCAGCGTCTCCCGGCAAACCGGACGGCAACGGTCAAACCATTGCCTACTGTGAACAAATGGTGAGAAAATACTTGAAACGAGGGCAAAAATATGGCACGCATTTCACGAGATCAGCGACTGGCTAACGTACACGCCGAAGCGCTCGCGCAGTTCGACAACGTTCAGTCAGCGCTGCGGGACGAAAGGCTGCAATGCCTTCAAGACCGACGCTTCTACAGCTTGTCTGGTGCGCAGTGGGAAGGCCCACTGTGGGACATCTACGAGAACAAGCCGAAGTTCGAAGTCAACAAGATCATGCTGTCGGTCATTCGCATCATCAACGAATACCGCAACAACCGCATCACCGTTGACTATGTGGCCAAGGACGGCAGCAAGTCCGACAAGCTGGCCGAGACCTGTGATGGCCTGTACCGTGCCGACGAGAAGGACAGCGTGGCCGATGAAGCCTACGACAACGCCTTCGAGGAAGCTGTGGGCGGTGGCTTTGGTGCCTGGCGTCTGCGCACCTCCTACGAGGATGACGAGGACGAGGACAACGAGCGCCAGCGCATCCAGATCGAGCCGATCTTCGACGCTGACAGCTCCGTGTTCTTTGACCTGAACGCCAAGCGCCAGGACAAGGCCGACGCCCGTTTCTGCTACGTCATCTACTCGATGACCTATGAGTCCTACAAGGAAGAGTGGAACGACGACCCGACCAGCTGGCCCAAGATCATCCACCAGTACGAGTTCGACTGGTGCACGCCTGATGTGGTCTACATCGCGGAATACTACAAGGTCGAGGACGTCACCGAGACCATCCGCATCTTCCGCAACATCGACGGCACAGAGGAACGCTACCGCGCCAAGGACTTTGAGGACGACCCAGAGCTGGAGAACACCCTGGCGGCCATTGGCAGCCAAGAGGTGCGCCAGCGCAAGATCAAGTCGCGCAAGGTGCACAAGTACATCATGTCCGGCGGCAAGATTCTGGAGGACGCTGGCTACATCGCAGGCAAGTGCATCCCGATCATCCCGGTCTACGGCAAGCGCTGGTTCGTGGACAACGTCGAGCGCTGTATGGGCCACGTGCGCCTGGCCAAGGACGCGCAGCGCCTGAAGAACATGCAGCTGTCCAAGCTGGGCGAGATCAGCGCTCTGTCCAGCGTCGAGAAGCCCATCCTCACGCCTGAGCAGGTCGCTGGCCACCAGGTCATGTGGGCAGAGGACAACCTCAAGGATTACCCTTACCTCCTGATCAACCCGATCACCGGCCCAGACGGCAGCCAGACCGTCAGCGGCCCTGTGGCGTACACACGCGCCCCGAACGTGCCTCCGGCCATGGCAGCCCTGCTGCAGGTGACCGAGCAGGACATGCAGGACATTCTGGGCAACCCGCAAGGCGCGGACAAACTGGTGTCGAACATCAGCGGCAAGGCCGTGGAGATGATCCAGCAGCGCCTGGACATGCAGACGTTCATCTACATGAGCAACTTCGCCAAGGCTATGAAGCGCTGCGGCGAGGTATGGCTGTCGATGGCCAAGGACGTCTACATCGAAGAAGGCCGCACCATGAAGGTCATCAACGAGGACGAGAGCACTGGCACCGTCACGCTGATGCAGCCCACCATCGACCAGGAGACTGGCGAGGTGCGCATGGCCAACGACCTGAGCATGGCCAAGTTCGATGTGAACGTCGAGGTCGGCCCTTCCAGCAGCTCCAAGCGTGCCGCGACCGTCCGCGCCCTGACTGGCATGATGCAGATCACGCAAGACCCCGAAACCCTGCAGGTGCTCGGTGCCATGGCCATGATGAACATGGAAGGCGAGGGCATCAGCGAGGTGCGCGACTTCTTCCGCCAGCGCCTGATCCGCATGGGCGTTGTCAAGCCGACCGAGCAAGAGGTCGAAGCGCTCATGGCCGAGGCCGAAGCCAAGGGCCAGCAGCAAGACCCGAACGCCATATTCCTGCAGGCTGCAGCCGAAGAGGCCGTGGCCAAGGCTGCCCAGGCACGTGCCAACACCATCAAGACCGTGGCCGACGCAGAGCTGTCCCGCGCCAAGACGGCAGAGACCCTGGCCAAGACTGGCGAGATCGATCAGAACATGGCGCTGACCGCCACAGAGGCGATTCAGCAGGCTGCGCTTGGCGAACAAGTGCAACCCGTTGTCAGATGACAGCGTTTTAGTGGAGAATGTGGTTATACGGAATCCCACCCAGCCGTTTCAAATGGGTGAGTTAAATGGGGTATTTGAATGAACAAAAAGGCAGAATTTGGAGATGAGAGCAACGACGACGACACCTTAGTAGTCGAAGATCAGGAAGAGGAAATCGAGACTGAGCAAGTGGCTGGTGAGCAAAATTCCACCGGCGACCAGGACGATTCCAACACTGACGACAACGAAGGCGACGACGACGAAGTGATCGTATCCATTGGTGAGGAAGCGCCACCTCCCGATGAGCACGCTCAGGCACCTGGTTGGGTGAAAGAGCTGCGTAAGGCAAACCGTGAGAAGGAAAAACGCATTCGAGAACTCGAAGCGAAGCTGAACCAAACGACTGAGAAAAAGCCGGTCGCTCTTGGCCCGAAGCCGAAGCTGGAGGACTACGAATACGACGCAGACCGATTCGAGACTGCACTGGCAGACTGGTTCGAGCGCAAGCGCCAAGCCGACGCCGAGGTTGAAAAATCTCGCCAGGCCGAGCAAGCGCAACAGCGAGCCTGGCAGGAAAAGCTCGAAGGGTACGGCAAAGCGAAAGCTGAGCTGCGCGTGCGAGACTTTGAGGACGCCGAGGCTGTGGCCCAGGAACTCTTCAACGTCACGCAGCAGGGCGTCGTGCTGCAAGGCGCGGACAATCCGGCACTGGTGATTTACGCACTCGGCAAGAACCCGAAGAAGGCGGCAGAGCTGGCCAAAATTGAAGACCCCGTAAAGTTTGCCTTTGCGGTAGCGAAACTGGAGAAGGAATTGAAAGTTACGAACCGTAAGGCAGCCCCTGCACCCGAAAGGATGGT